AGCTCTCAAGGCGCAAGAGGTACAATTCGCCAAGCAAGACGAAGAGAAGCGTATTCTCTTGGGTGCTGCTCTCATCCCCAATAAGCCTATCTACCGCAACAACGGAGAAGAGGAGTTCTATGTGTACTTCACAAAGGACACCATCCGTAGAGCGAGTGAGATGTTCTTCCAAAACGGAAACCAAAACCAATCCACATTGGAACACCAAGCCGAATTGAAGGGATTGAGCGTAGTGGAGTCTTGGATTGTAGAGGACGAGCAGAAAGACAAATCAAGAATCTACGGATTAGAGATGCCCGTAGGCACTTGGATGGTCTCTATGAAGGTCAACAACGATGACATTTGGACTAACTATGTCAAGACGGGCAAGGTCAAGGGATTCTCTATTGAGGGTTACTTTGTAGACAAGGTAAATTTTGCTTCCCAAGAGATGACGGAAGAGGAAGCAGCAACCGAAGTACTAATGATGATTGCTAAAGAATTATTTCAATGAACGGAGATGTAAAGATTCCCTCTCGCTCTTCTCCCAAAGGCTCTAAACGAGGATGCCTATGTTGGGACAAGAATACCTACTCAAAGAAATGCTGCGATGGTTCACTCCGAGCGCAAGGAGTAGGAAGCATTACACAAACACCCTAAAAATGTAAATTCAAAATCAAAATCAATTATTTAATTAGTTATGAAAGCAACCGAAGTATTGAAGCGCATTATGACCGAATTGTCTTCCGTTAAGGAGACCGTAGAGGTCAAGTTCGCACAAATGTCTCTTGACAACGGAACTGTCCTTGAGGCTGAAGCCTTTGAGGCGGGTAATGAGGTATTCATTGTAAACGAAGAAGAGCGTATTGCACTTCCTATTGGCGAGTACACTCTTGCCGATGGGAATGTCTTGTATGTTGCCGAAGAGGGTATCATTAGTGAAGTTAAGTCTGCTGAATCAGAGGTAGAGGAAGAGGTAGCCGAAGTGGCTGCTGAACCCGTTGCCGAGTTGGAAGCGGATGCTCCATCCAATCCCAAGAAGATTGTTGAGTCACATACGACTGAAACACACTTTGCCGAAGAGCTTCCTATGGAGGAAAAAATCAAGGCAATCGTTATGCCCATCATTGAAGAAGTAAAAGCCGAACTCTCCGCTATCCGTGAAGAGATGGGTTATACTAAAGAGAAGATGAGTGCAGTTGAAGCAGAAAACAACGAACTCAAAACGGAATTGTCTGCCCAATCGGCTGCTAAACCTATTAAGCACAACCCCGAAGTTGCGCCCAAAGCGGAGGTCAAGTTTGCAACACGCAAACCCCAAACCGCTATGAACCGAGTTCTTTCAAAATTGAACAAATAACAAATCAAAATAAAAAATGGCTACGACCACTTCTATCACGACTACTTACGCTGGTGAATTTGCCAGTAAGTACATCGCTGCTGCTCTTTTGAGCGCAGACACTCTTGACAAGGGTCTTGTTGAGATTATGCCCAATGTTCACTACAAGCAAGTGATTCAAAAGGTTGGAACGGACGATATCGTTAAGGATGCTACTTGCGATTTCACTCCTACCTCTACCTTGACTCTCTCCGAGCGTGTATTGACTGTTGAAGAGTTCCAAGTGAACTTGCAACTTTGCCGTAAGGACTTCTTGTCTACTTGGCAAGGTGCGCAGATGGGATACTCTGTCTATGACAACCTTCCCGCTGACTTCTCTGACTTCTTGATTGCACACGTTGCTGGTAAAGTTGCTCAAAAGATTGAAACCAACATTTGGCAAGGCGTTAACGCTACTGCGGGTGAGTTTGATGGCTTCCAAGCTTTGTTGGCTGCCGATGCTTCCGTTGTTGATGTTGTAGGTACTTCAGTTACTGCTGCCAATGTCATCACCGAGATGGGTAAGGTAGTTGATGCTATCCCTTCTGCTTTGTATGGTAAGGAGGACTTGACCATCTATGTTCCCCAAAATGTTGCAAAGGCTTATGTCCGCGCTTTGGGTGGATTCGGTGCAAGCGGTCTTGGTGCTGCGGGTATTGAGTCTAAAGGAACTATGTGGTATGGTGACCAACCCTTGTACTTTGACGGCATCCGTGTCGCTATGGTAAATGGTTTGGCTTCTAACAAAATGGTTGCTGCTCAATCTTCTAACTTGTTCTTCGGTTCGGGCTTGGCTTCTGACCGCAACGAGGTGAAGGTTCTTGATATGGCTGACTTGGACGGATCAGACAACATTCGTGTGGTAATGCGCTTTACTGCGGGTGTACAACACGGAGTTGGTGCAGATATCGTTTACTACGCCTAATTAACCGAAATTGACTAACCCAAAGGAGGGCTTGGGGAACACCCTCGCTCTCCTTTTTTATTTTAAATAACTATGGCTTGTGATTTAAGTACGGGACGGACAGTCCCTTGTAAAGATGTAGTAGGCGGTATCAAAGCCGTATACTTCGCGAACTATGGCGATTTGGGTGCTATCACCTATGATGCCACTAACACCGATGCTATTGACTCTTTCGGTGGCACTCCAACGGCTTACGAGTACGATGTAAAGGGAAACTCTTCTTTTGAGCAGACCATTACCTCTTCTCGTGAGAACGGAACGACTTTCTTTGAGCAGACTTTGAACTTGACTTTCACCAAGTTGGACAAGGCTACGCACAAAGAATTGAAATTGATGGCTTATGGCCGTCCTCACGTCTTTGTAGAGGACTACAATGGCAATATCTTTGTGATGGGATTGCTTCACGGAGCTGAAGTCACAGGTGGAACGATTGTAACTGGAGCAGCAATGGGTGACTTGAGTGGTTACACCCTTACTTTGACTGCCCAAGAGCAAGTTCCCGCCAACTTCTTGGATGCTACTTTGGCATCTGCGGGAGTGACTGTCAGCGGTACGCAAATCAATCCTTAATAGTGTGTTGAACGGAGGGGGGCTTATGCCCCCTTCTAACACTTTCACAAGATGAACCAAAATACTCTCAATAAACTACATAAGTTCACCTCTGCTCAAGAGCCGATGAAGGTAGAATTATCTATGGTAAGGGCTAATCAGTTCAAGAAAGAACTGCAAGACTTTATTGATAGTGAGAACAAATACGAGCAAGGGTTCAAGAAGTTTGCTGCTGATTTAGCTACTCTTGAATCTTCAATGCAATCGTACTATGAACAATATAGCCGAACTCTTGAAGATAAGCACGATCAGTTATGGAATTCAATAGGTAAATTCTTGTCTGACGTAAAATCAAATGCTGATAAACTTGGAGTATCACTTGATAAGATTCCATATCATTCAGAACTTGAAAATTTAGAGCGTACTGCTGGGTTGAAACACAACAAAGTAGGTGAGGCTCACGATAAGTTTGGTAATATTATCCGTCAAATCCGTGCTGGAGCATCAGATTTAAAATCACTATAATGAACAAAGAACAATCCGTATACAACAAACTGCATAAGTTCTCCACTAAAGAGGTTGAACTTTCCGCACAAGAGCCGATGAAAGTTGAGTTGGCTTTGACTGATAGCTTTGCAGGTTATGTAAGAGCAGTTAACAACATTAAATCAGAAGGAAGCAAATTTGAATCTCAAATAACCCAAGTGAGAAAACAAATTCTTGAATTGGCCAATCTTACAAGTAGTGTTGCTGACGATGCTGCTCGTGATTTAGTTCAATTTGAAAAGGCGTGTAAAGAATTAGGTATTGCCCCAAATTCAAACTCCGAATACAAAGCTGCAAGTGCTGCTTTTGATGAATTGGTTAAATTGGCTAAAGATTATCGTCAACTTGTAAAAGGGTAATAGATAATAATTGCACAATCACAAGAGGCCACCTTCGGGTGGCTTTCTTTTTGGAATAAACTTTCGCTTTTTGGTTATTTAGGTACGATGCACATTTTACAACCCGTAGGAACATCACAAACCATCACCATCATTCCGAGAGACTATGTGTTTTCTTCGGAGGATTTGGATTTGTACTTTGAGCGTGTCTTGCTTGATGGTGGGATTCTTGAGGCTTCCAGTTGTGTACGCCAAGCGTTGAACGACCTTGATGGCGTTACTTTGTATCTTATTAACGAGAATACAAACACTACGGCTACCATCAACCCATCTATCACCGAATCTAACGGCTTTATGAGCCTCTCTGCGACCTTTTCTTTGGTCGGTGGGACATTCTATGGTATGAAGATTTTTAAAGGCTCTAATCTCATTTACCGAGATAGAGTTTTCGTAACTTCACAAACCGAATATGACAAGTTCACGGTGAACCAAAATGTCTACACGGAGGAAACCTCCTACAACAACGAATTTATCGTATTATGAGCAACATCCGATTTGTAAACCTATCCTCATACACCACCCCTGTTGTCAAGGAGCAACGAGGCAAGGAATGGGTTTCCTATGGCGATAGCAACAACTATTTCCAATACCTCATTGATAGGTACAATGGTAGCGCAACAAACAACGCCATTATTAACGGCATTAGCGAACTGATCTACGGAAAAGGGTTGGATGCTACCGATAGCAATAGAAAGCCCGACCAATACGCTAAAATGAAGTCCTTGTTCAGCAAGGATTGTATGCGTAAGGTCACCTCCGACTTCAAGATGATGGGTCAATGCGCCTTCCAAGTCATCTACTCCAAAGACCACCAACAAATCACAGAGGTATATCATATGCCCGTTGAGTCATTACGAGCAGAGAAGTGCAACGATGAGGGTGATATTGAGGCATATTACTACGCAAAGGATTGGGGAGCGGTAGAGGGTAAGAAAGAGACCCCAATTCGGATTCCCGCTTTTGGCTTTTCCAACGAAGGGATTGAGATTCTCTACATCCGTCCCTATCGTGCGGGATTCTATTACTACTCTCCAGTAGACTATCAAGGAGGATTGCCCTATGCGGAGCTTGAAGAGGAAGTAGCAAACTACCACCTCAACAACATCAAGAACGGAATGAGTCCTTCAATGCTCATCAACTTCAATAATGGAGTCCCAACGGAGGAAGAGCGTTACTTGATTGAGAGCCGTATCGGGGAGAAGTTTAGCGGAACGAGCAATGCGGGTAAGTTCATCCTTGCTTTCAATGACAATAAGGAGATGGCTGCGGACATTACGCCCGTACAACTCTCTGATGCTTCCGACCAATACCAATTCTTGGCCGATGAGGCAATGCGTAAGTTGATGGTCTCTCACCGCGTTACCTCTCCGATGCTTTTGGGTATCAAAGACCAAAGCGGATTGGGAAACAACGCAGAGGAATTGAAGACCGCCTCTACCTTGTTTG